GTTTACCGCTTCAACCATTTAGTCAAGCATTAGGCAACTTCAATCGTGCAACTAAAGAATTTGAACGATTAATTTTAAGCAATAAAATTGCAATAGATGATAATGAAATAACACGTTATTGTTTTAGAAATGTAAGTCTAAAATTCGACCATAACGACAACTGTAAACCTGTAAAAAGTGTTAGGCAAAACAAAATAGACGGAGTTATTGGAATGTTAGAAGCACTTGGGATAATGCTTCAAGAACCACAATATAATAATGAAATTTTCAGTTTATAATCTGATATTTATATACAAACACAAATAAGATGAATTTCAACATATTTAAGCGAAACAAACATAAAGAAGAAAGAGCATTGACATATTACAGTGATGCTCTAAACTTCAATAACTATTCATCATTTTCAGCAAATTATGCAATGCGATTATCAGCCGTTTATCGTGCGGTTGAATTAATTTCTGACAGCGTGGCAATGCTACCAATCTATGTACAATTTGAAGATTCGGACGGATTTAAAACGAGATACACGGAACACAATGCAAACAAGCTATTGAACAATCAACCTAATTCAATTATGACACGTTACCAATTCATAAAATTGTTATTAATAGATGTGATGTTAAGGGGAAATGCTTTCGCATATATCAAACGTGATGAAACGGGAAATGCAACAGAACTTGTTTATTTACGTCCCGATACAGTTACAATTGATTACAATGAATTAACACGTGAATTAAAATATAGATGCAATACGGTGACAGGAATAATTGAACCATGTAACATCATTCACCTTGTTAAATATTCAACAGATGGTATTCACGGAGTTTCAATACTTCAAAATGCAAAAAATACATTGGCATTGACAAGCGACACGGAAAAACAGGCTTCAAACTTTTTTAAATCGGGTTGTGCTTTGAGTGGAATTTTGAAAGTGCAGGGACAATTGTCGGATACGCAAAAACAACAAATAAAATCGTCTTGGAATAGTGCCTATAATGGTGAAGCGTCAGGACTTGCAGTAATTCAAGGTAACATGGACTATCAACAAATCAGCGTGAATGCAGCAGATGCACAATTACTTGAATCAAGATTGTTCAACGTCAGTGATATTGCACGTTTCTTTGGCATATCCCCTGTTTTGTTAGGTGATTTGAGCAAATCTTCATATTCAACATTAGAGCAATCACAACTGCAATTTTTAAGCCAAACATTGCAACCATACATCACAATGATTGAACAAGAATTTAGCCGCAAAATCTTCCGTCCATCCGAAATTAATCTATCAATCAACATTGATGAAAAAGCGTTGATAATGACGGATAAAGCAGCGTTAGCAAGTTATTATGTACAACTTCAACAAAACGGACTAATGACGGCAAACGAGATACGAAAAGAACTGGGATTGCCTGCAATTGAAAATGGTGATACGACTGTAATGCAAGCACAATATTTACAACAACAAAACAATAATATGGTTAATACAGATGTAGAAGATGATACAGAAAATTTATAAGAACACGGATTTACTATTTTCAATTTCGATTGGTGACAATGATAACATCATCAACATTAATGATATTGCTGAATTAACCATTGTATTTTATACTGATACTACCAATGTGGAAAACCATATTGTTGTAACTAAAGATGATATTATTAATAACAATCAAATCTTTATTGATAACACAAAATTAGACCTATTGAATGAAGGATTGCTAAAATATAACATTAAATTGAGATTCAACAACACTTCAATTGATGAACCTTTCGATATTGCAAAAACTGTTGAGACGGAATATTTCATCAAAAATGATAATTACAATGATTCTACTTGCACAGGTGGCACAACAGATTCATATAGCAAAAGTGAAATTGATTTGAAATTATCATTGAAAGCAAATTCAAGTGATGTATATTCAAAAGCAGAAACAAATGAAAGATTAGCAGACAAAGCAAACAAATCTGATTTGCCCGACATTTCAAACCTTGCAACAAAGGATGAATTGAAATTAAAAGCAAATACCAATGATGTATATACAAAATCAGAAGTTGATGCAAAATTTGATGATATTGAAGAAGTTGATTTAACCAATTATTATACTAAAATTGAAGTCGATGAAAAGATTGCAGATGCAGGAACGATTGATTTAAGCAACTATTACAAGAAAACAGAAGTAGATAACAAGCTATCAACTAAAGTTGATGTAGTTGAAGGAAAATCACTATCTACCAATGATTATACAGATGCAGATAAAACAAAACTTCAATCACTATCAAATTATGATGATACTTCAATCAGACAATTAATAACTACAAAAGCAGATGCAAACAACGTATATACAAAAAACGAAGTAGATGCAAAAATTGATGATGCAATTGCAGGTGAAGTTGATTTATCAGCTTATTACAAGAAGAATGAAATTGATAGCAAGTTATCAACTAAAGCAAACCTATCCGACATATCCGACATGGCGACTAAAACGGAACTGGCGACCAAAGCAAACATTAGTGATATACCCGATACTTCCAGTCTGGCGACAAAGACGGAATTAGCAGCAAAGGCAAATTCAAGTGATGTATATAGTAAGGACGAACTTTATACGAAGACAGAAATAGATGATTTGATAGCAAGTGCAGGAACGGGAACAGGAACGTCCATCACGGCAGACGTTCTTCAGTGGAACAACACAATAGCAAGTGAAGAACGTGCAGCATTATATAACAAGTTATTAAACAATATATATTCAAAAACAGCTTCATTCGTCTTTTTAGACTTAGCGGACGGTAACAGGAAATATATGCTAAACATCTCAAATATCTTAGATGAAGGTCTTTCAAGAAATGAATTAAAATTGTATGGTAGTACTATTTCATCATCTTCAACAACTGTTTCAATCTTCAATGTTGAAGTAATATTGAAAAAAGATGGTTCATTCACAATTAATAAAAAAACTTCTGAATTATACAACAAAGCAGAAGTTGATAGATTGCTTTCAATGACACAAGATTTAACAGCAATTGAAGCAAGAATTGCAGTATTAGAATCAGAAATAAAGAATCCGTCAGAAATGACCGTTGATTGCTCTAAATTTTAACAAAGATGAAATTAGAAAAGAAATTAAATATAAAATTAGATAATGTAATCATCAATAACATTGATATTGATGATTATGTTACTAAAGACGAATACAACACAAAAGTTGAAGAACTAAATACCACTAAAGAGGAATTAGATAATACAGAAATTGAATTATCAGAAACGAAAGAAACATTATCAGAAACCAAAGAGGAATTAGATAATACAAAAGTTGAATTAGATGAAGCAAACACAAAGATTGAAGAATTGAAAGGTTTATTAATTGATTGGTCGCAAATTGGTTATACTCAAATGCCGCAATTAATAAGTGATGGATTCGAATATGCAAAAATAATCGTATCTAATGCACCTTATTACAATGATAACACAACATTTGAAAACGATAGGCAATTAGTGTATTTTCCTACTATTGATTGGTCTAATGTTTCACGATTCAATTATAAGTTTGCAAATTGTAGTAGATTGCAATATGTAGGGAAAATCAATGGTAACAAAATGAATCCCAATTTTACATATACTTTTCAAAATTGCCCTGCACTACATACAATTGAATTATTAGAATTAGATTATGCAGTAATAAATTTCACAACATTCAACGGCACAGATTATTTAACCAATCTAACATGTACAAATTTAGGTAAAATCTTTTATTCAACCGTTTTCCAATTCGGTAACTTACAATATTGGAGTTACAATACAATGATAGATTCATTGTTGAATTATAGTTATGACAGAAGCGGTGAAACCGATATAATAACTATTGAATTACATGCGGACGCAAAAGCAAGACTAACAGATACAGACATTGCAGCAATCACGCTAAAAGGTTATACAATCGCATAATAATTTTAAATAAAACACAAACAAAAATGATACAATCAAATTACACTGTTCAAATTTTAGAAGCAGAAGCAGGTCACAAACTGACACAAAAGAAAGATGTAGATATTCTTCAAAGAGTTTTCACCAATAAGGTATTTTTATCCATAAATGACGATGCAAAAAACTGGAAAGAAATTTCAGACAGCGAAGCAGAATTATTGCAAACAAAGCAACGAGAAATAGCGAAACGATAACAATTTACTTTTCAATCTCTAATGATATTTATATATATAAAATAGTATCATAGGGATATGAAAAAAGACACAAACAAAGAGATAAGATATTTTAATGAAATAAGAGCTAATGAAGATTCAGAAAGCAGAAAAGTTGAAGGCTATGCAATTATATTCAACAGCGAAAGTGAGGATTTAGGATTTATTGAAACTATTGAAAAAGATGCAATAGATGATGAAGTTATTGCAAAATCAGATGTATTCGCACTAATGAACCACGATGATAAGCGAGGTATTTTAGCACGTTCAAGACGTGGCAAAGGTTCGTTGAAACTTTCAATTGATGATAGAGGGCTAAAGTATGAATTTGATGCACCTAAAACAGCACTGGGGAACGAGCTTTTAGAGATGTTAAGACGTAATGATATTAGTGCTTCTTCTTTTGCATTCACTGTTGCTAATGGTGGTGATGCATGGGAAAAGAGGGAC